CTGATCCGTCGCGCGCCTGACGTCGAGACGCAATTTGGAGCTGCGCGGATAATATCGGAGACGATGGTTTTCGATGCACGCTGCTCCGAGATCCCCGCAATCGCAAAGAACGACAAGCTTATCGTGGGATCCGAAGAATTCATTGTCCAAGGGGATCCGAAGCGCGACCGCGAGCGGCTGACCTGGACGATCAACACAAGGCCTGCGTCATGAGAGTCAGCCTGGACGTCTCGCCATCGATCGCTGCCATCATGGCGCGCGAACTGGCGAAGGGCGAGAAGGCTGTGACGCTTGCCTTTCGCCGGGCAGGCGAAGGCCTCAAGGCTGACTGGCGCTCGGACATTGTGCGTGCGGGACTCGGTGCGCGCCTCTCCCGCACGATCCGCAGCAAGTCGTTCCCGGGCTCGGGGAACAGCATCAACTCTGCAGCGCTGGTCTGGTCGAACGCACCGAAAATAGTCGGCGCACACGAAGAGGGATCGAGGATCCGCTCGCGCAGCGGCGGTTGGCTGGCTATCCCCACACCAGCTGCTGGCAAGGGCCCGCGCGGCGGCCGCATCACGCCTGAGCAATTCGAGAAAAAGAGCGGCCTGCGTCTGCGCTTCATCTATCGGCGCGGTGCTGCCAGTCTGCTCGTCGCAGAAGGTCGGCTGTCGTCGCGCGGTACCGTTGGCGCATCCCGGTCGAAAACCGGTCGAGGCGTCGCGACTGTGCCTGTCTTCATCCTCGTGCCTCAGGTGAAGCTGGCGAAGAGGCTCGATCTGGGACGGAGCGCTGCGCGCGCGCAAAGCAAGATCCCGAGTGCAATTCTGCGCAACTGGTTGGAGGATGCGTCGTAATGCCTGATCCTGTCCAGTCCAGGCGCGAGGCCGTTCTTGACGCGCTGCACGTCCTTCTTGCTGCAGCGCTCGACGCGCCAGTGCTGCGCGACGAGGTTCTGCCCGAGTTGATGCCTGCGGATGGCCTGCTGATCATCCGCGATGGCGAACCAGGCGATCCTGAAGTGACGCTGTCGCCGCTGACATATCACTACGAGCATCGCGCAGAGATTGAGGTCTTCGTGCAAAGCGGCAACGATCGCGCAGCATCCTTTGACGCGCTGCTGGTGCAGCTCGCTACTGCGCTGGCTGCAGACCGGACGCTCGGCGGCCTTTGCGACTGGATCGAGGCGGAGGCGCCAAGCTCGGTTGATCTGCCGATCGAGGGAGCAGAAGCGATCAAAGCTGCGGTCGTTGCAGTCCTGCTGATCTACTCCACACAAGACACATTGCTTTGACCTGAAAGGACAATCGAGATGGCACGAGCTCAAGGAGCGCGCTCGCTGATGGCGCTGGCGTTCGAGACAACCTACGGCACCACTCCGGCAAGCGGCTTCACGCGGATGCCTTTCGCAACAGCATCGCTTGGCGCTGACCAGCCGCTGCTGGCAAGCGAGCTTCTTGGCTTTGGCCGCGATCCGCTTGCACCGATCAAGGATGCAGTGACCGCCGATGGTGACGTCGTCGTCCCGATCGATGCGCAGGCCTTCGGCTTCTGGCTCAAGGCTGCGTTTGGCGCTCCGACGACGACCGAGGTCACTGGTGTCTTCACGCACGTCTTCACCTCGGGCAGCTGGAACATGCCGTCGATGTCAATCGAGGTGGGCATGCCTGAGGTGCCTCGTTTTGCGATGTACGCTGGTTGCAAGCTGGACCAGCTCTCTTGGACGATGCAGCGGAGCGGTTTGCTTACGGCCACTGCTCAGCTGATCGCGCAGGGCGAGGCTGTCGCTGGCGCAACTGCTGCCGGCACGCCGGGAGCATTGCCGCTGCAGCGCTTCGGCCATTTCAACGGTGCGATCAAGCGCGACGACACAGCGCTTGGGAACGTCGTGTCGTCGGAAATCACCTATATGAACAATCTCGACCGCATCGAGACCATCCGCTCGGACGGCAAGATCGACGGAGCGGACCCCTCGATTGCAGCGCTGACGGGACGGATCGATGTGCGCTTCGCGGACCAGGCACTGGTGACGCAGGCGACCAACGGCACAGCGTGCGATCTGGAATTCTCGTATGTGATTGATGCAGACACGAGCCTGACGTTCGTCGCGCATCGAGTCTTTCTGCCGCGACCGCGCATTGCTGTGAACGGTCCGCAGGGCGTCCAGGCAACATTCGACTGGCAGGCAGCTCAGCAGGCTGCAGGCGGCGTGATGTGCACCGCGACGCTGGTCAACGGAAAGGCGACCTATTGATGCTGCGCCTGAACCTCAGCAAAGACCCTCATTGGCTCGATATGCCGGGAGGCGTCCGGATCCAGTGCCTGCCATACTCGACCGAGGTGATGATCGACGCGCAGCAGGACTCTGCTGTCCAGGCAGCTGACGCTGAAAAGAGCAACCGCCATCTTGGCGCGCTGGTGGCCAAGGCCATCGCGCGGCGCGTGATCGTCGATTGGGAGGGTGTTGGCAATGCCGACGGCGAGCCGATCCCTCCGGATCCGGAGGCGGTCGACGCGCTGATGAACATCTGGCCGATCTTCGAGGCGTTTCAAGAGAGCTATGTTGCGGGACTCTTCGCGCTGAGCGCTGAGGGAAACGTCTCTACGCTCTCGCCGAATGGGAATTCGGAGGGGGCGCGGAATACTGCAGCGCCTGCACGCAGCCGTGCGAAACCTGCCCGCGCGTCCTGAACAGGCTGCGCACGCATGAGGGCCAGCAGGTCTGGGCGCTGTCCAGAAAGCTTGGCGGCCAGCTGCGCGTGAATAACGGCGTCGTCCTCGGCTACGACATGACGACAGCGCTGGCCATTGCTGGTGCGCTGGGCCTGAACACCTATGCAGTGGCAGACCTTCTGCCGATCATCGAAGGCGCCATGGTGCGCAAATCCATAGAAGCGAGGGAGGGGACCAATGGCTGAGAAGCGCGTATCAGTCCGCCTCGGCGCAGAGGGCGGCAGCGGTGTCCGAGCGGAGTTCAAGGGCGTCGGCCAGGCAGGCGAGGACGCGTTCGGAGACGTAAGCCGATCCGCAGAGCAGACCAACCGCGACCTTGCGGATTTTGCGCGAAAGGCGAAAGTCGCTGCCGCTGTGATCGCGACGGCGGTGATCGCAGCTGCTGGCGCGATGATCCGCTCCGGCCTCGAGACGGTCGACGCGCAGGCCAAGCTGGCTGCATCGCTCGGCACCACGGTCGAGAGCATCCAGATTCTTGAGCGCGCTGGCGAGCTGGCTGGCGTCTCTATGGGACAGGTCGAACAGGCGACCATACAGCTGACACGCAGGCTGTCGCAGGCAGCGAGCGGTGCTGGACCTGCAGTGGATGCACTTAAGCGCCTGAAGCTGTCTGGCGAAGACCTGCAGGCGCTACCGCTCGATGAGCGCATCGCTGCGATCCAGAACGCGCTGGAACAGTTCGTGCCGGAAGCAGAGCGCGCGTCTGTCGCATCGCAGCTTTTCGGGGATCGCGCTGGCCTGATATTCTCGCGGATCGACAGCGCGACATTGCGCACAGCAACGCAGGATGTGCGCGACTTCGGTGTCGCAGTCTCGCAGGATGACGCGGCGCAGATCGAGCGCACGAACGATGCGATCTCGCGACTCGGACTCGTCTGGCGCGGCTTCGCGAACCAGCTGACCGTTGCGGTCGCACCAGCGCTCGAGGGGATTGCTAACGGTCTGGCTGCGCTGGCGAGAGCTGCAGGACCTATAGGCAGCTCGCTGAACGTCGTGCTCGACAACCTCGATCGGCTCGGTGCGTATGCCACAGTCGCTGCTGCAGCTCTGACGATCTACATGGTCCCTGCAGCGATCGCTGCGACGCTCGCAGTGGGACGCATGACAGCTGCGCTCCTGGCGTCGCGCGTGGCGCTGGCGCGCACCGGCTACGGTCTGGCCATACTGGCGCTTGGCGAGCTCGCTTACCGCTCTGGAATGTTCTCGAGCGCAGCGGACGAGAGCACTTCGGCACAGGACAGGATGAACGACGCGCTGGCCGTCTTTGCTGGCGACAGCGGCCCGGCTGCACGCGCCGAGGCTGTAGCTGCGACGCAAGACTACATCGCTCTCACAAAGGCGCAGCTCGAATCCGCAGACGCGACACTGCAGGATGTGCGCGCG